TTAAAAAACCTTCACATACTTATTCTTGGTCTTCAATTTCCAACCAGCAGTACCGAGCGCTGTTCCAAGTTCTATATCATCCAGGTCCACCCCATTGTCGCGGCAATATTTCCTCAGATCATGTTTATCGAATCTGTCACCGATGTTACCAAGTTCGGCGGTAAGGTGATAAACTTTTTTGTGCTCCAATTGTTTGGGATCAGGTTTATCTTCCTGCATGGAACCATCCGCCGATACTACTTTTTTGGGCCTTTTCATCTCATATTTAGTAGCCTTGGCGAAGATATCGAAGCGGTATTTAGTAGGGTAAATACCCCAGAACGGTTTACCCATAAGAAGCCGGCTGTAGATCTGGCCGGTTCTTTCGTACAGCCTGCCACTGTGCCGTCCGGAAATATCTTTCAGTTCCTGGGATACCATTTCCCCGCGCTGCAAGTTTGGATACACAAAGCTTTTATCGAAGCATTCTATCTCGGAATCCATCTGATCGCGAAGGTCTACATGGAGAAGACGCATAAACTGAAGCGTAGCCACAATACTGATATCCATCTTGCCCATCAGCGTGATGGCGCCGCCGATGAGACGGTTTTTAACGCTTTGCCCTTCACGCGAGCTGGCGTCAAGGCTGATTTCATCCCAGAAGATTGTGCAGGTCTCCATGGTATCTTCCAGTTTTATCAATGTATCGAGGTTGAACGGCAATGCTTCGTAATGCCTAGTTTCCCCCGTTTCTTCATCGATAACAAAATCGAACGCTAAAGGCACATTGGAGAATACGGTCTCATTGTGGAGGATCATCCTCACGGCGCATTCGACCGCGGCGCTCAATGACTTACCTGACCGGCGTGGCCCGTGAAATATATCGATCTGTGAATCTTTCATTATAGTAACCGGGGGGAGGGGGGTAAGCCCTCTCCATATCTCCTCTCTATTGCACGATGATTGTCCACATGAAAAATATAACCACGCCGACGAAGATGAGGTACTTCATGTTCTCCTTCAAGAAAGACCGCTTCTCCGAGGTATCGTAAGCCTTGACCGTATCATGCTGCTGCAGGACCCTAAACAGCCGGCCGGCAGAATTATCCAGGGAAGGTTTTTTCTTCTTAGGCCTGTAGAAAATATTGCCGTTTTCATCCATTAATTTATCGATGGCATAAACATATTTCCCTTCAAAATTCCAGATTCGTCCGAGATTTTTATAGTCAGCGCGTATCTTTTTAATAATGCTCGCTGACAATTCCTGATTGGAAATAGTGCGGTTTACGGCGTCATAAACGCGGCAAAGTGCCGGCTTTATTTCTTCAGCGGCCGCGTCGTTATTTTCATCCAATGGCAGAGTGCTGTTATTGCTTTGCTTGTTACCAGGGTGAGGCTTTTTGTAGCGATTGTAGCCCCAAAAGGCGCCACCAGCGATCAGTGCGACGCCAGTGATGATGAGAAAGAAATTATCCCAGATAAATTCCATGTTTTAAAACCTCAAAAAGGCCACTCGAACTTTCCGGATCCGACGAAAAAGATGATGAACGTGCAGCAGACGATGACGACGATCCACATCAGCTTGTCCATCTTGGTGTCGTTGGCGGCCCTGATATACTGGTTAGTTTTGGCGTTTTCCGCCGATTCGTGATAAATTTTATTTTCTAAGTCCTGCAGGTCTTCTATTTCAATCGGCTCAATAGCATCAAATGGAATAGAAGAGTTTTCATCGATGATCTGGGTCCAAACGCCCATTTCAGAGGTGTACTGGTTTTCAGGGCTGATGAAAAACGCCTTCTGGCGCGGCTCGTCTACCTGGCAACCGTTTTGGACGTCCAATTCGACCGTGACGATACGGCCATCATCGGTAAAGACTTCGTTGACCTGGGATCGCTCCTTGCGCTTTCCGAATTTCAGCTGGGGAATCGGTATTGATGTAGCTGGCATGAATACTCCAATAGGCAGGGGAATATTTCATCCCCTGCCTTGTTCCTTTTTGAACGATGATCAATAGTTCATGGCCGGTGAGAGTGAGCGGCGGCGCGTTCGCTTCTTGGAGCGGTTGCCTCTGTATTCCCGGACGGCTTGAACAGTGCTGTATCCGGATGATCCGATGATGCCGATGTAGATCACCAGCGGTATCGCTCCGTAAATGGTTGCGGCAAAGCCGGTCGAAGCATCGATGAGCGTATTGAAGTACGTCATAATGCTGGTGAACATCGTAAGGCCGACGATAGCAACGACGACGGCAGCAATGACATCGTACATGTCACTAAGCTTTGTTTCCTTGAATTTTCCTTTGACTCCACCAACCGCCAGGACACCGCCGGAAAACAACAGAGTAAGGATGATGATCGGAGCGCCGAAGTCATCGACCGCCGCCATGCCGGTAAGATTGGTGTTGTTTTCTGTCTGGATGGCCGTGTTCGCCGTGTTAATGGCGGGTCCCAGAGCCGCCACGACGATGATGATGAGAAAACCGAGGATTTTCGGGAGAATCGCTTGAATGCCCATTATAAATTCCTCCTGTTATTAAGTTGTTGTATTTATCTGGTCCGGTGACCGACCGGCTTTTACGCCCACCGGCTTTAATGCTTCTTCCAATCCCACAGGATTTTACCTATCACGCCCAGGAATATCAGGATCCCTAAAAATGGCCCTATGATTCGCATGACGCTTTGATCTGTTTCGGCATTGTAATTGATGGTGAGTGTCCTGGATGAATCATCGTCCAGGCCGGCCACAAGAAGCCTCTGCGTGGACTCGGTATATTCAATGCCGACGGGGGTATCGTCTCCATTGGTTGATGTTAAGGTTATCAGCTCGGAAAGAGCGGCCTGGAAGAGTTCTCTTGACAATGTGACGTTGGCTGTAGTTACTCCAGCGGCAGTAGTAACTAGTAAATTATCCGTGGTGTCTTCAGTACGCAACCCCTTGATACCATCCATGATCGGCTGGTAAAAAACCCCTAGAAATAAGAATATGATCACGATGGCTGCAAACGTTTTTTCCCACATGACGATCCTACCTGGTTACGATTTTGTATTCAGTGTAATCCAGGGGAAAGGCTATTTTTGTCCTCTTTTCCCATTCCCCAGAAGACGAATTGTAAATGTAGTATTTTTTTAAAACAGGAACTGTATCACGCATATCGTACTCATAAACGTAATAGAGCCTGGTTGGCGTAATAATAAGAGTTGGCGCAAGTTGTTTAATGGGAATAGACTCTGAGTAAGTGGGCACTTCAGCCTCTTGTTTTTCGTTGCCGAAAGGTTTAAAAACGGCCAATAAAATGAGTCCGCCAATAAGGAGGAAAAGTACCAGTTTATTTGACAGCAACTTCCCCAATAAAGAGAAAGCGACAATAATCGCCGCCGAGACAGTCTTCATGAATCCATGAAATTATGGATTCATAAATCCGTCAAGTTTGATGATATAAACCAATTGGCCGAAAGTACTATTGACTCCCCTATACGTAACACGAAAGAATAAATATGTCACACATGACAGGCTACTACGTTTCTGCATTCCTAAAGACAACCGAAGCCAAGGGCCGTAAAAAAAGGACTATTGACTGGTACCGCGGCATCCTGCGCATTTTTACCGTTCAGTACCAGAAACTACCGTTGACGCCGGGGGCCTGTGAAGACTTCATACTTTCCTGTAAGGCCGGCGACGAACGCCGCCACGGCTACTACCGTGCGCTCAATGCCATGTATAACTATGCCGAACGTCGGATGGGCCTCAAAAACAATCCCATGCGCCAGGTGGACCCGCCCAGCCGTAAAAAGAAGTTGCCACGGCCATTGACGCCGGAGCAACTTAACCAGCTCCTGATGTTCCCGCACCCGGCCCGCATTATCGGGGCCATGCTGTTTATTTCAGACACCGGCTGTCGGCTATCCGAGGTATTGAGCCTGAACCACAATTCCTTTTATGAAACTGAATACGGCATCGTGGCTTCGATAGACGGCAAGACTGGCGAGCGCCTGGTACCGATAAGCCGAACGACTTACAAGGCCATCCTGAAGGTTATCCCGTTCAAGATCGGTCCTAACCGTCTGAGTAAGATAATCAGCCAGGCGTTTAAGGATGCCCGTGTGCCCGGCTCGGCCATCAATTTGCGGCACACCTTCGGCACACTTTGGGAAGGGTCTGAAGAAGCGCTGCAGGCCATTATGGGCCATACCGATTTCAAGATGACGCAGAAATACCGGGCGCTCCGCACCAAACTAATCTGCGAACAGCACGCCATTTACTCCCCCTTACGGCGGGTATTACCGTCTTCCCAACGCATGTTATAATGTGACTGCCAGCGGACTCTGGATCCGTCAGTGAAGGTTCGAATCCTTCTTCCCCAGCCAAATAAGGCGGACACGGAGGCTGGATATGGTACAGGTCCGGACCCTGGAAAGGGTACTCAAGCAAGCCGGCATACCAAAGAGGAAAGTGGAATTGGTGATCGCGGAAGTGTCCAAACCAAGAAGGCAGCCTGCCCCGGAACCGCCCGAAGGCGCTATCAGCCTTTCAGCAGGATCAAGAAAGTTTTCTGTACCTTACAGCACTATAGCTGGCTGGGTGAATAGTGGATATATACCGGTATTATTGAACACCGGCTATAAGGTTTATGTTGAGGAAGCCCGCTTAGAGGAAGTTGCCGCAGTTCACAACAAAAAGCCCGGCCGCGGCCGGCGCACCGTCCAGAAGAAGTTCAAACCCTTCAACGCCGCCTGACTGACATTCTGTCACAATTATTCCCAGCGGGGAAAGGGGGTTGAATGAAAAGCGAAGCCAAATTCGGTGTTTGTTTCGGTATCTGGTTTCTCGGTTCTATCATCGGTTCAATGACTATGATCCATTTCATCACCGCCAGGCCGTTACTTGACTGGCTTGTGGTAGTTTTCGTCCTGGGACTGGCCGGCTTCAGTATCTGGCTTTATCATCAACTTTAGCTTCTGAATTTCACGCTTTTTCGCTCTTACTATAACCGCCTGTATTACAAACAAACCCATCAGGCATAAAAATTGAAATATGCCCACATACCTCGGTATCTCCACTAATTCATTCATCCATTCCATTTTTACCTCTTAGGCTCACGTGTACCGATTCCATGAGATTTCGTGAGCTTTTTATTTATATTCGATAGATATTCATATAGTAGCTCTATCGATTTTACACTGTCAACAACTATATTCGATAATCTGCCACATTGACACTCTATCGAATTTAGCTATAGAATACCTCCAACAATACGTATTCCCCTAGATAAGTGTTAGTACGTATTGACAAGCGGGGGATTCATGGCAAGGTACTCAGACAGTGTTAGTTTTCCGCCATCTGCCGACTCCTTAAGAATCCGCGGTGAAGGGTCGATCACCGCGGACCAGCAACCCGCGGACTCCCTCCTAACCCCGGACCCCGGTTCTGCCGCTGCCCCCGCGGCGCGCAGGCCGGGGTCACTTTTTATGCTTCATCCTGGAGGCAAGATGAGGATATTTACCAAGCGCCAGTATAACCCGGACTACGACACCGTTGAAAAGCAATGCACGGACTGTGGCGAGTGGTGGCCGGATGATAAGGAATTCTTCCCGACGACCGGGCACGGTAAGACGGCCAACCAGTGCAAGGCATGTTATATGATCCGCCGGCGCGGCGCCGGGAATTATCCGTCAAAAGCGGTAGCAAGGGGGATGACGTAATGGGACGCCCGAAGAAGATGCCCACCGGCACCTGGGACCAGTACCGGCTGTTTGCTTCCGAGGAAACCAGCGGGTACCTGGCCTTGTTCCGGAAGCTCGGTCTGCATACCACGGAAGAAGCAATCCTGGCCTGGATACGGCTTTCACAGGCGGTGATGGCATGAACGGGCACCAGCCGTGTACATCAAAATCGTTTTTCCGCTGCGGGCTGACCGATTTCAAGTGCTGCTGGAAATGCGAGCTTGGCAACTGTCACTATTTCTACGTTTTCGGAACTCTGACCAGTCACTGTATGGGAACTCTCTACATCTATCCCGATGATCTGCCCAATATTGCGAACATGGATCTGCGTTCTAAAGTATTTTCGTCTGGCGGCAGACATGAATGACCTTCAGAGCTTCGCCATCATGGCCGTTGCCGCCCTTGGTTTCTGGCATAAGAAGGGCTACGTTCTGGTACCGCGGCATGACGGCTCCGTGCGCATGTTCTACCACGACAGCCTGGTCACTGTTTTCCAGCCGCCGGTCGATCTGAATCCTTTGCTTATCCGGCACCTCTGCGATGTCCACCAGCAAGCTATTCTCCAGTTGAAAGGAATTTTTTGATATGACAGACCAACACACCTGCGATATGAAACGAATCCTGGACGCCGCGCTTGGCGAGTGGGCGGAACGCGGCTACCGGCTGGAAGAAGAAGCCGATCATATTTTGGTTATCCGGTATGCCGCCGATCCGGAGCCGGTGGCCCGGTTCTCTCAGCTCGGGGCCACCATCAAGGAGCTGCATGAGACCTGCCGCCGGCACAATCACCGGATTCACGAATGCTGGTATGCGGACGCCGAGTGCGACGTTCCGGCGCTCGTCTGCGACGAAATAGACTGCCGGGTGAGGAAATAAAGCATGAAAAAAGAACGAAAGGTTATCTTACTGCAAGATGTTCGCGGTGACTGGCCTATTGCTTATCACGTGGTTGCTCCGGCGGGCGTCTACACCGCCCATGTAAACCCTCATGGCGCAGTTTCAGTCGAAGCGACTAACGGTGAATTACTCGGTGTGAAACATGGTGAATTACAATGGATGGACGAATAAACCATGGTTATTCAATCTTCCTCGAACAAAATTGTTGGTAAACGTACGGACGGTACGCCACTCTGCCGGTGTATTATTTGCGGCCGCCTGACGGATTGGGATTTCGAATTAGGAGATGAACCATTATGCACACCGTGTTGGGACATCATCGTAGTGGCGGAGGAAGACAGGAAGGCTGCCGCCGCTCAGAAGACCTGGTACAAGGCCAACAAGGACAAGGCTGCCGCCGCTCAGAAGACCTGGTACGAGGCCAACAAGGACAAGGTTGCCGCCGCTCAGCAGGCCGTCCGCGTGGAAAGCGAGCGCCCCGGCCGGCGGGCCATGGAAATCTTGCGTGCGATGTACGACCAGGGATCAGTGGTCTTCACTAATAAGGATAATACCGGTCCAACTAAGCCTGATCCTGGAACGAAAAACATCGGTTGGTTTTACAGCGCCAATGGTACTACTGAATTTTACCTGAATCCGACCGCGGCTTATCAGGCCATCGTTGAATTTGCCGCACGGTCCGGGGATCCGTTCACCATCAAACCTGAAGCCTTGTGGAAGGATCTCAAGCGCATGGGATATACAGATTGCGAAGAAGGCAGGTCCACGAAAGTTCAGAAGGTATTTGGTCATAACAAGCGATTGATTTCTTTGAAAGCGGGTCGTTTATGATTTGCAAAATGCAAGGGGTCTTCCCTCTAAAACCGGTTACTTTGGTTACTTTGGTTACCGGGGCTATTTTTAGCCTCAATATTAGAACAAGTGATCGGTTACCGAAAGCCTATAAACTGGTTACCACTGGTTACCACCGGTTACTGATTGGTTACCGATTGGTTACCGAAATTGAGGCTAATTAAGAAATAGTGGTGACGAATTGGTTACTGTATTATTAAAGCTAATTATGAAAACTTATATAGCTACCAAGGAAGATTAGTCACCGCTGTCACCGCAAAATATAGGAGAGAGACATGCTGGTAAAAAACCATAATAAAGGGAGGTCAGTAAACCATGAAATGTAATTGCGGCGGCCGCGCTGTCAGAGATCCGGAATGGTTGCCCGAGCCGGGTATGGACCCGACGATACGGCAATACACCTGTCAGGTCTGCCATAAGAAGTTTCAATACCCTGGCGGCCGGCGGATGAAAGTATCGACCATTACCACAACGGGGGAGGTAGCTCCGCAAAGGAGCTTTTTTGAATAATGGATATCCGGGAACTGTACACCGCCATCAACGCCAAGAAAAGAGCTGCCGGTCGGCCCTATGACATGAACCGGTTTGTCGTCGACATTTCCGTACTGCAGCTCCGTGGCGTTGTCACCCAGGATGATGCCGGCGATGTCCGGCCCCGGCCAAAAAAGGAGAATTGTCCATGAAAGTGATTTGCCCGCACTGTAAAAATAGCTTTGACCTGCGATTAACCGGACGGAAACCAGCGGACATTGATTTTACAACTATTTGTAATGCGTTACTATCCACTAAACGCAGCGATGGCACGCCGGCGTATTCCGCTGCGGCCAGGTTTATCGAGGAAACGACCGGAGAAAGCTACTCCCCTGGTCTTTTCCAGGTCCGGGTCCAGCGGGAAGCGGACCGGCGCGGGATCGGCCGGGAAACTCTACTCGCGGGGATCCTTTCCGGCCAGGTCACCGGCCGGCAGAAACCACAAGGCTAGTTTGAAATGAGAGTATTGAGACTTACCCTTTACCGAGAATGGTTCGATAAGATAGCCGCTGGAAAGAAAACCGAAGAGTACCGCTATGACAAACCTTACTGGCAGAAACGTCTGCTGCAGCCGAACGGTTGGCCACGAAGATTTGATGAAGTCCATTTCACTAACGGGTATGGGAAAAACCGGCCTTTTATGCGCCTGAAATATAAAGACACAAGCCGGGGATGCGGCCGTATCACAATACATCTTGGTAAAGTTCTGGAAACGAGGAATTATGAGGTTACCTAACGATTATTATACGCCCTTGATGGTCAACAGAGGATGACTGGAAAATGACGGAAAAATCGACCGATAACGAAAACCACGAAAATTTGGACATCAAAACGGACCTGCTCAGCCTCAAAGATTTTGATGATCTGGACGAAAAACCGGCCCGAAAAACGATGTCCAAAGATAATGGCCGGGGTTATCCAGTCCAGCGGATGAGATCCGGCCGTCCATATTATTACCTTGTCTGGTACGAAAAAGTCAATGGGAAACGCCGGCAGCGGTCCCGGTACCTGGGCACTTCCCTGCCGGTTGGTTACAGTCTGGGCCGGCCGGTGAAAATTGACCAAAATAGGGTCCGCCCAGGACGGCGGTAAATTACGAGCCTGACCACGAGGAAATAAACTAGCGAAAATGGGAGAGTCAGTTTGATGAACAAGGAAATAGTCAGAAACCAATTCAAGGCATATCGACAACGTATCAGGGAATTGGAGGATGAGGTTAGCAATCTGGAAGAGAGTAGGTTCTATCACGAAGAGGCGGCTTTCCGTGCTCGTCGCCAAGCTGACCAGTGCCGGCGCGATGCGGATGATGAGCGCCGACGCTTAGAGGATGAACGGTACTATCACGATGAGGACGTTAGGAAGGCGACCAAAGATTTGGAGCGCGCAAATTCATATGGCGACCAATACGGGATCGCAAACGCCACCCGGAAACTGAAAGACCTTTCAAGGTGGTAAGGCAAAAATAGATCGCCTAATTCCCAGGGAAGGAGGAACGATCATGCAGTACAAATTGATGGTCTTCTGCCGGGGTTGTGACAGCTTCGTCGGCGTCGTCGAGGCGGACACTGCGGATATGCCCCTGGAACTCCAGGAGCGCATTAATGCCAAGGTCCTGGCCCACCGTCCGAAATGCCGGGCTTATAGCCATGAATCGACCGCGGTTGTGAATGGAGATTAGATGATCAGGGATAAACTTGAAGATTGTACGAAATGTGGCGCCAAGACACTTTGGGATCCGGAACTCGGGGATGAAGTTCTCTGTTATGATTGCTGGATTAAGGAAGACCGCGATCCGGACCGGGTAACATACATGAGGGCGTACAATCGGTCTTACTATATACTTAATCGTCTCTCTATCCGTGATCAACAGCGGGAATACTACCAAAACAATAGGGATATCTGTAATGCTAGGAGTAAGCGATGGTTTGAGAGTAACCGGCTTAGATGGCGCCGGTATATACAGAGGCGGAAAAGGATGAAATGATGAATACATACAGTCGGCACCACGGAGAAAAGAAAACAACTTTAAATGACGAACGAGAGACGATAAAACGCGGATTTAAAACTCAGATTGATTATCTGCACGGCATTTATTGGCTGCTGATCATCCAACTTGCCGTGGATGTGGCTTTATTCCTCTTGATACTGACCCTCTCCATGTAGAATATCTTCCAATGGGACGGTTTCCTGAATCATTGGGGTCTTACCGTAAAGCATTTCCGGCACAGGGCTAAGTTTAATACCGATAAAGATGCCGGCTCCGATGATGAAGACAACCGCCCAGGTAATGACAAGATTTCTCTTTTCCCGCATGGATCCAGCTTTCCAGATATCCTTTAAGACTGAATA